ATGATTTTGTTTTTAAAATTACAAGTAAAAATAAATCTACAGTTTTTGTAAAACGTTTCAATGAAGTTTCTTAACGCAGGTTGAACACTATCAGCATTCATATAATCTGCCTCATCAATAATTACAACTTTGTGATTAGACCCACCCTCTAACGATACAGTAGAGGCAAAGTTTTTGATTGTAGTACGTAAAGTATCAATGTGTCTACCTTCATCTGAACCATTGATGATTAGATAATCAGCACCTAGTTCTTCACATAAGGCACGAGCAACTGTTGTTTTACCTGTACCTGCTGTTCCTGAAAGAAGAAGATTTGGTATTTCTTTTTGAATAAGAAATTTAGAAAAAGTATTCTTTAAATCTTCAGTTAAGATACATTCGGATATTTTTCGTGGACGGTATTTTTCAACCCATAGAAAATCTGACATATATTAACCTTAAAATATTGAGTCAGCTTCTAAAGCAATCCAGTATTGTACTTGTACCTTTTTGTTTATGAAATGAGCAATTTTTGCTTTTGATAATGCAACATCATAATCGCCAGGAATAATTTTCATATTCTCAGCCTTAATGTATGCAGTAAACTCTATATCAGTTTCGCCAACTGTAATAGATGATTTGTTAGAATTGCTATTCTTTTTATCTAATGCAACTAACTTAATCTTACCACCTTCGCCTTTAAATGCAATATCAGGTAGACTTAAATTAGTGTATAGTTTTTTAACAGACTCATAGTCAGCATTGTTCAATGAGAACGATACTGTTTTGTCTGGCATTGTTATTGATTTAGATGGATATCTTAACGTTGATTTATCAGCAAAAGCATATCTCGCTGACAAACTAGTTTTCTCATCTTGTATTTTTAGGTTTGCAGACCCATTGAAATTCAATACAGGTTGTGTAAAAGAATCCAATGCTCTCAAAAATTCTGGTAAATCATATACACCAAATTCAGTTTCAAACTCATCTTCAACATCGGCCTCAGCCATAATGTTTTTCATTGTAGAAACTGTACTTAATTGTTTACCAGGTTTAAATAGTATATTCGCATTTATATCCGAGAAATTTCTCAATATACTAATCGTATTATCACTTATCTTCATTTCATCTCCTTATCATAATTTAACAGTAATATAACATAGTGTACTGCCTTTAATAGGTCAGCACGATTGTGACCATTCTTTTTGCCATACCTACACAAATATTTAATTGCATTTGCATGACAGAAATCTTTTCCGATTTTAAGTGTTTTTAATAAATCTAATACTTGAAAGCCTTTTTGGTCACTTGAATAGTGTTGGCCGTAAGTTGATTTAATATATTCACCAATCTCTTTTAAGATTTTATCTTCATTGTATTTCATAATTTAAGTATATCATTATATTGCGTTTGAGTCAATACTTGATGATTGTAAATATTTCAATACATTCTCTGGTGCAGACTCACCATATGGGTCGTCATTTAAGTTATCATCTTTGCCAGGTTCTACAAACAATTTTTCTATAACAGAATTGTTTACAACCATAGCATATCTCCATGATCTCATACCAAAACATTTATCAAACTTTTCAACAAGCATTTCCATCTTGTCTGTAAATTCACCATTACCATCAGGTATAACTTTAACGTTTTCTAGTTTTTGATTTTGTGCCCAAGCATTCATAACAAAAGAATCGTTTACTGATAAACAATAAACTTCATCTATATTGTGTTCTTTGAATACGTTATGTAATTTCTCAAATCCAGGCAGTTGTTGATTTGAACATGTAGGAGTAAATGCACCAGGTAGTGAAAATAATATAACTCTTTTATTCCTAAAATAAGAATCAGAATTAGTATCTGTCCAATCTCCTAGTTCTCTTACCCTAAATTTACAATTAGGTACCTTATCACCTTGTTTCATAATTATTTCTCCTTATTAATATATACATTATATACTATTCACTTCAATATGTCAATAGGCTATATACCTTGTAAACGTGAGTCTTTTGATGTAATATTCTTCGTTGCTTTAGGTCTTGCAATCGAGTCTTTTGATCGTTTTCTTAATACGGCAACAGCAGATTTTTTTGCTCTTGCTTCTTTGTAAAACTTTGTTAGGTCCCATTTGAAATTCATAATATAATTATTTATACGTGCTATGCGTTTGAAACATAGCACGTATTGGTTTTTATTTAATTGAGATAGTTCTAGGTTTTTTATGTTCTGGAACAATTCTCTCTAAAGATACTCTTAATAGACCATCTTTTAGTTCAGCGCCTTTGACTTCAACATCTTCAGCGATTGTAAAAGACTTTTTAAAGTATCTTTTAGCGATACCTTTATGTAAGATTTCACCTTCAGAGTCTAGTTTAGTTTCTTTCTTCTCATCTTTTTTAGATTCGATAGATAGAACACCGTCATCAAGGTTAATGTCTATGTCTTTTTTGTTATAACCAGCAAGAGCGATTAGAATATCGTACTTGTTCTTTCCTTGTTTTACTATATTGTAATGAGGGAAAGCTGTAGTTTGAATATGATCTAATTGATGGTCAAACATTGATTCAAAATGTCTGAACGTATCATCAAATCCTACGGTTAGTGGTCTTAATTGATTGAAAATAGATAGTGCTTTATTGGTCATGTAACCTCCTATTGTTAAGCAAAGTTAATTTTCTGACAACCCTATAAGGCGTTGTCTAGTATTATATAATAATTATTTATATAATTTCAAGCGCCAGTTTCCTTTTGTCACGGAGTTAAACTGGCAAAGATCACCGATATGTGGGCAGTTTTAACTAGTCTTATTGACCATTAGAGTACTGCCCTAACTCATCTATACCCCTACTAGGACTTATGAATCGCCGAGTAGTAATAATATATATACAACACAGACGGCATAGAATTTCTTAAATCTTCTTAACTTTAACGCCTTTAACATATTTGTAGCCTAACATTTCATCATTTACTTTTTGAGCTTTTCTGATTATTTTAGACCTTTCTTTTGCTTTTTCACGTTTAATTTCTGATGGTTTCTGATAATACTTTCTATCTCTTACCTCTTTAATAAGACCTGACTTTTGTACTTTCTTTTTAAGCACACGCATAGCCTTCTCTAAATTACCACCTCTTACTTCTACAGTTATTGACACTAGTCTTTCCTTTCTTTTATTGGTACATACACAGGAATTCTATCTGGTCCCAAATCTAAATCATGGTATGTATTTGGTTTATAACTTTTATAATCAGGCCAAGGTGTTTTACCTTTGATACCTTTTTCAATATCTTCTTTTGTATAGGCAGGTTTACCACTTTTATCCATACTACCTAATACAGCAGCAGAACCAGGTTTTAATTTTTGTACTTTGCCACCTTTTTCTAAAAACTTTTTCATCATATCGTCACGTTCTTTTTGTGACATTTTTAATTTATCTTTTTTTGAATCGTAGATTCCCATTATATACTCCCTTTGTAAATTAACTTGTGGCCCTTTCGGACCACAAGCGGACTTACACTATGGATAGATTTAAACAGTAAAGTTATCTTCACTATCATCCTCACTATCATCGGTACTCTTTTCTGATAATATTTCAGCTTCTTCAGCTGCCTTCTTATCAGAAAGAATCTGTTCTACTGAAGCACCACTATCTACTTTACTATACAAATCAACAAATGATGTTTTAGTATCATCATCAAATCTGTTAGTACAGACAGCGATTGCCTTCATTTTATTTCTAAAGATACCATATGCCTCAGCAATGTGTACTAGTCTTCTTGTTGATATAATCTCATCAACACCACCGTCATTATAAGTTTTTCTTATAACGTCAGCCCAAGTAACTAAATTGTGAGCAAACTTCTCATCTTTTTTACCAGCACTTACAAGTTTCTGAGCAACAATTTTTTCTTCTACTTTAGCAGATGGATATTGTTGTTCAAACGTAACTGGAAATCTTTCAAGGAATGCCTCGTTAAGTACATTAGTACCGATAAACTTACCGTCATCACTACCTTGACCTTTAGTGTTAGCAGTTGCAATCACATTAAAGCCAAGTTTAGGTTTAACAAACTTGTTTATCTTTTTAACATAGACACCAGACCCTTCAAGGATAGGTTGTAAACACATAATCTTATTACTTGCAAGGTCAATCTCATCAAGTAAAAGAACAGCGCCTCTTTCCATCGCCTCAATTACAGGACCATTTTGCCATACGGTCTGACCATCTTTAAGTCTGTAACCACCAAGTAAATCGTCCTCGTCTGTTTCAATCGTAATATTACATCTAATCATTTCACGTTTTGTTTCAGCACATGCCTGTGTAACAGCAAGTGTTTTACCATTACCAGATAAACCAGTAATGAAAACAGGATAAAACTTTTTAGATTTTACGATATTTTTAATATCAGCATAATTACCAAAGTTAACAAAGTCTGTATCCTTAGCAGGAACTACATTGTCGGTCAATGAAGACACGATATAAGCAGCCTTTGTATCATTGGAAATTTTAGTATCAGTTGTATCAACTGTGGTTGTATCAGATTCAACAGAGTCAACGTTAAGAGTATAAACTCCTCTATCAACTTTGTACTTGTCTGATTTTAACCAAGAAGGGTTTTTGATAACCTTCTTCTTAACAAGAGCATTTATCTCAGCCCTAGTCACGGTATCTTTTTTGTAAGTATCTTTTAATACTTTCAGTACCGATTTTTGTGTTTTGTTTAACTCAATCATTATATAAGTCCTTTCATAGTTAAGTTATACATATAAGCTATCATCATTTGTACTAAAAGTCAAGCATAAAAAAGCGTTGTTTCCTCTCATTTTTATGCAATCCTCTTAATAAAATTCTGTAATAATACTCTGGAATTGATTCTTTTCTTCATTCCCGACATAAACATCTTTTTAAGACTTCTCTTATCGGTTGAATTAGACGAATCGTCCATAACTGTATTTGAAACTCTAGTGCCTGAATTGACATAAAAGTAAACATCATAGGCAGTATTGTAGTCAGCAATGAATTTATCTTTACTAAACATCTTACGAGCCAATATTTCTTTATTGTAAGGCACTCTTAATTGATATTGTAGTTCTCTATATTTTGAAACTAAATAAAAACCAATAGTTTGTAAATCGTATTTCTTTTTAAGGTATCTTAATAACTGACTTGTCATATCTCTTTTATCACCCCAATAACTATCAGCAACTACATACTTGTTGTTAAGTTTAATGTGTAACTGACCAGACTTAGGATGATTCATAGAGTTTGAAGCACCGTCTGTTAAAGTAATTAAAGAAAGTTTATCAGTTTTGTAATCGTTTTTAAACTTTTTAATTATAGAATCCATAGCGATCAACGACTCATTAAGAGGAGTAGAAGATAGATAGTAGTCACTAGAAATTGAAGGTACA